ATCATCTGTATCATACCAAGTGTCTCCTTCTGAAACAGTTGAGCCTGTAGGAGCACTTGCACCACGAAAATCTTGGTCTGCTAATCCTTGTAATACTGTTTGTAAATTTGTTGATGCAATAGTATTATAGGGAGTAACAATTACATTCTCTGCAGCTAACTGACCTGGAACACTAATAGGTACTGCAAGGGTATAGGCTTGAACATCTGTAACATCATCAGTAATTGAAACAGTTGTAGAAGTACCGGTTACAGTAACTTCTGTAACGCTTTCCGTTATTTCTAGTGTGGTCTGAGTACTCATCGTGTTACTTCTGGTGTAAGAGTTACATCTCCTTGTAAAATTCTTTTTACAACTGCGTCGTTTGCGGTAAAAATTTCTAAATCATAAACATACTGTCCGGCCGCTAGACTCGCACTAGTTGTCGCTGCAAGTTCCATTTTTAAAACGCCTTCTGCCGCATTTGTTTTTGTTACAGTAAAGGTAGCAGAAACAGAACTAGCAGTAACAGTAGTTCTCAGCTGTGCTCGACCTGTGTAGTTAGTCAAGTTTAAAGCTACTCCTCCTTCCTTAATCACCAAGTCTAGCGCAAAGCTAGAGCCTTGATCGATCACTAAGTTATATGTTCCTGCACTCATTTATATTTCTCCATGCTGAAATTATATCTCAAAGGACATAAATAGTCAAGTTTTATTTTTAGGGTGGTTACTAATCAGTGAGTTTACCAAGTCTAACTCGAGTATTACTTCCATCTGTTATCAGAATTCGTTGGTTACTGCCATCAATAGTTATTTGACCGTCCGCTCCTACTGTTAAAATATTGTTAGTTCCTTCAATTGTAGAAGTGCCTGTAAAATTACTTGCATTTATAGTGCCTGACAGTGTTAAATTTCCTTCTTTTGTAACTTTAAACTTAGAAGTAGTTCCACTTGTGACATCTATAACTGCATCCGTATTACCGATAGATGCTGTATCTAACACAATTTTAGCTCCAGATGCTCCATTGCCAGTACTATTATAGCCCGGCCCTGCTATAGATCCGGTAGTAATTCTTGATCCATGAATAACTGTACTTCCACTTGAAGCACTTAAATCTGTAAAAGCTACAACTCCATTAAAAGAATGCACTGCATGTACATCTGTAAAAGTAAGATTCCCTCCTGTAGCAGTACCATTTAAACTTGTTTCTTCTATTGCTTTAATTGTGCATGCGTACCAAACTAGTTGATTATCACTGCCATCGTACGGATCGAAAGTAGGGGCAGCAAAAGACCATGCAGTAGTGCTTAAAGAGTTAGATAAACCACTACCTCCACTAAACGCTTTAGTAGCAAAAGTAAAAGTTCCTCCGCTTGGGGCTCCGGGAGCTGCTTGACCAGAGATTATACCTCCACCATAAAACAAAGTACCTACAAAATTTTGTCTTCCTGCCGATCCTTCTGCACCATATTGAGCAGAAATAATTGCAGTAGACCATTCTGTATCTCCTATAACATCAGTATCAGTATTTGCAACGGCTGCTGCAGTTCTTTTCCATACATACTGAGCACTTTGAATAGGACTACTTGCAGCTGTTGACCAACCATTTGGATTTGCAAAACTGACATCTACAGGGTCAAAAGTATACGTTGTATTTCCTATTGGTTTTGTACTTTCACTAGTAGAATTTGTACGTTTATAAATTTCAACGGTTGCTGAATTAAGTCCTGCAACACCTTGTACACCATCTGACCCTGTAAACTGTATAGGATCTGACCATTCTGTATATCCAATATCATCACTAGTTCCACTACCATTTGCTGTTGCTGCAACTACCCATGTTAGTGCATTGCCAGGATCTTGAGGAGTTTTAAACCATCCAGTACTTGCAATTTGTCCCGCTCCTGAGATTGAGCCTGCTGATATACCTGTAATTGTTCCAGCATTAGTTCCCGAAAGTGTAACGGTAACAGTAGGAAAATTACTATCAATATCGCTTGCTCCTGGATTGTTTGCAGAAGTTTTATATAAATATATTAAAGCCGTTGAATTTCCTTGTGATCCTTCTCGTATTTTTCCAAGATTAAAAGTTGCTGTTGCTTGACGATTTACATTATTTGGAAATTCTTTTTCACGAGCAGTAATTGTAAAAGGAAGAATAGCTGCATTATCATAGTCTATTGTTGCTTGATCATCTGTTTCATGTATTTTAACAGTAGCTGTGTTATTTGTAACGGTTATATCTGCAAATTCAGTAGCAGTAGCAGCAGTACTTACCTCAGCAAATCCTGCTCCTGTAATTTGAAATTGAGCGCTCTGAAATCCTACAGCTCTTAAAGTAAGATTTATATCACTAGCATTTTGTTGAACACTGCTAGAATTATACTCAAGAAACTGAACATCTGATTCTATAACTATTGATCGACCCTGTTTTTCTAACTCAGGCATAAGGGAGATATAAGAGTTTCCTCCATTTCCTCCGCCTATTCTATAACTACCAGCATTACCATCATCATCAGTTCCTGATGCATTAAAAGCGACCGAAGCAATAACAAAATCATTTCTATAATCAATATCTAATTCTTGCTTAGATAATGCTTGACTTGTAGCACTTGTTGCTAACCAAGGCCTATCTAAATATAAAACTGTTCCGCTTTCTACATAAGCTACTTTTCCGGCAAAAGAAGAACCTATTTTTATAGTTTCAGGAATTTTTAATCCCGAAAAAATACTTGAACTAGCAGTAACTTTTACAGAGCCTTTTGTAACATTAACGTTACCTACGCTTGTCCAAATACTATCAGCATCTGCTAAAAACTTTATTACATCATACCAGTAAGTAATATTTTCTTGGTAAGTAGTTGTATCTGATTTATAAGCAATAAGTTTTAAAGGATTAGCATTAGGACTAGAAGCATCTAGTAAACTAAAGTCCATAAAGACGTAGCCCCAATCAATAGTTGTACCTGTAACTTGTTGAGGATAACTTCCACTAGCAAGTGCTGTGAGAACAATACTAGTTGTATCTGCATCTGCAGTTGTATTTCGTTTTGCTATTTTTACATCTCTGAAAGGAGCAGCTACATAATCATTTATATTAAATTTAAAAGTTCCTTTATCTGAGCCAGCGTTAGAAATACTAACATCTGAACTCACGTATCCTCCTTTTATAATTCCGCCCCATACTCGGTTATATTTAGCATTAAAAATATCATCAACTTGTATCTCAACATATGCACGAGCAGATCTACGCCCTTTTCCACTTATAGCTCTAACACCTATATTATGTAGTCCGTTGGGTACTTGAGCAAAAGAATAACTACGCTGTTCTGAACTAACGGTAATAGGACTCTCTGCTGTATTTTTACCAAAAGTGTGAGAAATTTCATACTCAGCTAAATGTTCATAAGTTGTTGAAACTCCTGAACTTCCTGCAGGATCCGGTGCATCCCAAACTAAACTTAATTCTTCACCTGAGAACCTGAAGTCGGGCTCTCTTAGTATATGTAAATTTTTAGGCATTGGTACTTCTTGAATAGGTTCAGGAGGATATAACGGGTCTTCTGCATCTAAAACAAACTCTACATCATCTACAGCACTAAATTTACCTTCATAATACTCTACGGCTACCATTGCAAACTCTGATTTATTTAGCTCTGCTATACTAAGTATTTTATATTCTTTATAAGAGGAGGCTGTAGTGGATGCTGTACTTGTAGAAATTTGTTTTATTGCCCAAATAGCCCCCGCTGTAGCAGCAACCGAAAAAGCAGAACTTAAAGGAATTGTATTTCTACCTGCGGAAGTAGTAGTGCTACCAGTAGTAAGTCTTCGCTCCTCTACAATAGTACTTTCTTCATATTGTAAATTTAAAAAAGCACCGGAAGAATCAACAGCACTGGAAATATTTAATCGAGTAGTATCAGGATTTTCAAATGTAAGTGTTGCATCATCGGCAATAGTTTGTGCAACACTTAAAGTTAAACTTGTTCCACTTATATTTGCTACTGTTATGGTTCTAGTAATTCCTAGACCTGTTACTGTATCTCCAATAGTAATTAAAGAATTTGATGAATCTAAAGTAACATTTACAGAATTATTTACAGCACCATTTACAGTACCGGTTGTACTATGAATAAGAGTTTTTGCTGCGCCTGCAACTGTTGCTTCAGTTATCTCGTTTCCTCTTACTTTATTAACATTTCCACCCGAAGTAGTAATAGTAGCACTATCTTGATTTAATAAAATTGTTCTTTTGGGAAGAATAACAGCTATATCATACGTGTAACCACCTGCAAAATGTGAAGAAATGTCTCTGTCTAAAGTTATAGTAGGACCGGAAGCATTATAAGCATAAACTCTTCCGCTAAAAGGTACTTCATAGTCGACATCATCTTGTATATTAATAATATCTCCTGGAGTAAGAAAAGAAGCATCCATGGCGGTACTAAAAGTTACAATTTCTGTTTGATTAATAGATGTCCATAACTTCCAACGTCCATATCTAAGAGCTTGTCCATAAGAAGTACAACCAAATGCGATTGCTCTTTCAGATCTAACTTGTTTTGTTTTTATTTGATTTTCAGCATCTTCTACAATTATAGGTTCTAGCTTATAATCCCCGTCTGGATTATTCCATTCAACAATTATTTGATTTACTCGAGTTTTATCGCCTGTACTTTCATATGAAAATACTCCATCAATAACATTTGAACGAGAAAAGTTAAAAATAGGCTCTTTTCTTTCATCAATAACTGCAAAAAACTTAGAATCTGCCCAGTATAGCATACCCCTAAAAATTGTAGCAACATCTTTCATGACTTTATAAGCATCCGTTGCTTTTGTTAAATAAAGATTTGCTCTAAAACGAGGTTCTTCTCCCCCGAGACCGTCTGGTACTAACTCATCACAATATCTTGCAATTTTATATAAAGAATACTTATCTATATCTTGTTCTTGTAAATATTGTCCTAATCCATATCTATTATTTGTAAGAATATCATAAAAAATCCATGCAGGATTGTCTGTATATACTAAATCGTCTCTAAATTGTCCATCCCAAAATTGAGGACTACTTTCTATTACTCCTGTAGAAGTATTTCTTTTCTGGGTTGCAGTTACTCCATCGTTTTCTTCACGAGTTTGATAATTCGAAGGAACTTTAACTTTCAAGCCATAACATTCATATGTACGAGTAGGCATATTATTAAAAGTTTTTGAATTTAATTTTACATTTGCATATGCAGTATACGGAAAATTAAGTTTTTCTTTGATTAACCCTGTAACAGCTTGAAGTTGTGCTGTTCCAATAATTTTATGTTCGTCGTTTCCTGTTAAAGTAAGGCTACCATATCTAGGAACTCCTCCTGCTGCGTTAAAATCATGTTGTGTTAGTCGAGTAATTCTAATTTTAAACCCATTAAAAGGTTGAAACTCTTCTAGTCCTATTCTAAATTCAAAAGTTACGGCAGTTCTATAGTCTCCCCCATGGCCAAATACAGAAGTACCTCCTACTGACTGGTTACCTTCAATAATCATAAAATCACCAAAGCCATCTCTATCTAGTTGTATCTCAACTTTATAACCTGCTCCGGCGCTAAACTTATCTCCATCCCCCTCATCTAAAGCATACAATCCTTGAGGGTAAGCTATTAAAATTTTTACCTCATCAATTAAACTTGCTTGAACACCTGTAGATGTAATTATTGCAGCAGCATCTTTTTCTAGTGAGGCTGTACTTATTTGGTTTAAAACAACCGAAGAGCTACCAATACCATCTAAAGAAACTAAAGGTTCTTGATCTACATCTCCGGGGGTAAAAGAAAAGTCAGTTCCTGCATATTTTTTTGCCGCAATAGATGCAGTAGCACCCGTATGTGTACTAGTTTGAGGTTGAGGACTTGTTATTCCAAAACGTTTAGTTACACTTATAGGAGAATTATTTGCAAGAGTTATTGTTGTTCCTGAAATACTGGCAATTTCAAAAAATCTATGAATATAAATAGTATGTTCAGTACTACCATTATAGTCTGCGGCTTTTATTAACTGTGACTCTAGTCGTCCATCTTTAGACCTAAACTCAAAGTCTGTTCCATTTGCAGTAACACCGGTAAAAACGCCTTGAATTTTTACACTAGGAGATGAACCTGTTGATAAAGTTGCTCTTGTACTTCCATCTGTGATCTTCCAAGTTGTAGTTGTGCCAAAAGCTTTATCCGCATCAGGGTGATTCCATGCAGTTAACATACTAGGTCCGGAAGTACGAGATAAACTAAATTTCCATCCATTTATAACTGGAGTACTGCCATTGCTTCTATAGGCGGGCTCAGGTTTTGCACTCATAGTTGCTTTTAATGCTGCATACGCGCCCCAAATATTTAAGTATTTTTTACCGTAGTCTGATGTGAGTACTTCTGCAAATGTAGTGTTATTTAAATTAACAGTTCCCGTAGCACTTCCTGAGTTTAACGTAATAGTTTGTCCCTGAGGAGCAATGTAAGGAGCAATATCTACATTTAGTAAAGAATCATTATTTAAAAAAATACTTTTACCGCCTTCTACAAGACCGGCTATTGGTCCTTCTGAAATAATGTCTGTTACAAGAATATTTTGTTCTCTGGAACCATTTATTCCATATGTAGTTGCATCCGCAGTCATATCATGTGTGCGAAAATCTAAACCATGTAACATTAAGTTATCTCCATATCCGGGCCTGCTATATTATGTATTGTGCCGGTTGACCCATTTTCATTAAAACTAGTAGTTATTTGTTTATTATTTACCCCTGATATTTCAAAATTTACTGGTTGTCCAGGAACACGAAGTCTACCATATAAAAGCGGAACTGGATCTCCTTGTACGGTATTTTGTTGAGGACCATTAAATAAATAATTAGTAGGTTGACTAGTATCAACTGCGGGGTCAGGAGCCATCATTTGCATAATTCCTGCCATTGCTAAATTTATAGCAATTGCTCCTAGAACCATTTGTGTTGTAGCTATGCTCATACCCATAAACGTTCCTGAAAGTCCAACTGCACCTTGAGCAGATACAAAGGCTACCTCTATGCCTGGTAACAGGGCAGGATTCATTATAACTATTACTAATGCTATAGCTGCAAGTATTTTTCCAAAAGCTGATTTAGACCCTGCTGCCATTGGGGTAATTGTAATATCTCCTTCATGCATAGGCATAAGAAGTTCTTTTTCATCTTCAAAAGTATTATCTGCAACATCAACTACAAATCCAATATCTTTGCTATGACAGTCAATTAAATAGTTACGAATATCTCCATCAATATTTACATCAAGACAACGTATTACATCACTTACCGATTCGGCATAAATTTGAAAACCAGTTCCAAACTTTTCTCCCATTTCACCTTCTAAATATACATTACGCAACATATCTATATGCTCCTATTAGATACTTGTGCCAAAAAGGATAAATATTCTCTCTACATGAGAGTCTATTTACCGCATGATGATAAAATATGTCATTCCCTAAATAAACTCCACAATGGTTATTTATTTCTGTCTCTACTTTAAATATTAATACATCATTTATTTGTAAATTAGTATTAATATCAATTGGTTGTCCTCCCCAATCTTTTATTACTTCAGGAGAAAAATAATCAAGTTTCTCTTTTTTCCACCAATCATCTTCAAATAAAGCTCTTGGAGGAATATTTATATTTTGAGACTTTAAATAGTCTCGCATTGCTTCAAAACAATCTGCAACTCCAAACTCATACTCTCGTCCATATAGATCAGTAAGATTCTTTTCTGGTTCTACTACTGTAAGATCCATGTCCGGATAACTAAAAATATAATAAGGAATTCCTAGTGTATTACAATATTTTTTATCATTTTCTGTTGGCTCTGATGTAGAATCTGGATGACTATGTACTATTCCTATAATATCTGTTGTTCGAAGAAGTTTTATATACTCTTTTGAATCAATTACAAAATCTTCGTTATCTTCCGCTACATTTGTGCAAGGAAAAAATTGTTTTTTACCTTTTACAACAGCTAAAACTCCACAGCCTTCTCTAGGATATTCATCTTTAAAATGTTCTTCTATTTTTTCTAAATTCACTATCTAAACTTTTTACTTCCAGGAAAGCCTCCGAAAGGTAAAGAAACTACACTATTGAACTGTGCTGCTGGTATTGAGTTAGTTTTAACATCACTACTAACTAATCTTGATGGGAGCGCTTGATATCGTATCTTACAAGATTTTAATAGTTTTCCACAAACATCGGCTCTTATCCAAACAGACTCGTCTGTCCCCGGAGTTATGTTTGTATTTTCTTTTATTGCTCTATAAATATTATTATCCGTATACCTAACATAAGAATTTTGTCTAATATCATGAGGTTTGACTGTATAAGTAGTAGAGTTATTCCAAGTTGTATAAGTTCTTACAGCCTGCCAATAAATACTTCCCTCAGTGGGAGTAACTCCTGATACGGAACCTTCTGCTCGCCATGTATCAGAACCTACTGTATTACTATTTGAAAGAGTATTTGAATATACATAGTGCCCTGCAACATAAGAAGTACTGGATGAATAGTCTCCTTTCCATATTCCAATCGAATTATGCACTACTCCGGTAGCTGTTGTTCCTCCACTTGGTGCGCCACTAAAAGTAACTGTGGCTGCTGCATCATATCCTGTGCCTGCATTTGTAATTGATACTCCTGTAACTTTTCCTGCTGAAATAGTAGCTGTCGCTGTAGCTGTAGTTCCACTACTAGGAGCACTAATTGTGACTGTTGGTGCAGAAGTATAACCACTTCCCGCATTCACAATAGCAACTCTTGAAATTACAGAAGTGTATGCTGTTTTTCTTGTTCCATTTGCATTATAAAAATGATCATAAAATACTAAAGGCTCATCATTAAGAGTAAAATAAAAAGTATAAGAATCACCTTCTGTATCTAATATTTGTTCATTAGTTTTCCAATAACATGCACTTTTTGTTTGATCATTATTAAATTCTTTGTATATCCAAGGACAATATTTACCTACAACAACTCTTGCAGGAATTTTAACATTTGATAGTTCCATTGGTGATGCAAGTTCAAGTGTTACGGATAAAAAAGTTTTATCTGTAATTCTATCCACAATAAATGTTTCTTTAGGAAACTCTACAGGAGTAGCACTACCAGTATATTTTTCTAAAGTTTTTCTTCTTATAAATCTTTGTCCAATTAAATTTTCAAACTTAAAGCCTGCTGCTGTTATATTTTCTCCTTGAATTAAGGAGTCCCAAGTTCCATCTTCCATTTCTGTTTTAAATGCTGAACCTGTTTTTAATAAACTTTCTACATTAGCAATTGTTACTTTGGGGCGATTCATTGCCCCATCAGATTTCTTTTCAATACTATCTATCATTATGGGTAAGGAAATATAAGTATTTCCATCAAAAATTATATCTTTATTAGAGTCAGTACCATCTAAATCTTTTTCTGAATGAAAATATAGTTTGTTATTTGTGCCTGTACCTAATTCTATTTCATATAAATGAATTAAACCACTAGTAATTTCACTAGCTTGTGTATCTGTTGCTATTGCTACACTCATGGTTCATACACTCTTTCAAATGTTGCTGTAATACTATAGCTGCCGCTATTTGACCATGATTGGCTCCATTGAGTACACACCACTTTAATTGTAGTAACAGGACTACCTTCGCTATCATTTGTTCCCGAATTAGAATCTGGATAAGTAAAACTAAAAGCTGTGACTGCTTTTTTAGTTCTAAAGAAAGCTTCTATATCGTCTGCTTCCGCTTTTAATCTATTAACAAAATTTACGGTAAAAGTATCTCTCAGAGTATTTAACCCATCAGCAATTCTTTGTTGATAGCCATCACCAAACTTTGCTATTCTAACTTTTGGTTGAGTTTGTCTGTTTAATGTTTTATCAGGTACTACAGGAATACTATTACTGATATTTGGGACTATAAACCCTATATCACCTACTGCCATTATGCTACTCCATACGGATTAAGTATTCCGCCCGATCGTTTTTGAAAGTGTAATTCATCTTGTACTGCCGAAGCAATGAGTCTTCCTAAGTTTTCACCCATTGCTCCATCTGATTGACTATTTTGTTGTTGCGATTGTCCATTGCCATCAATACTTACATTTACAGTTACGTTATTTTGTTGTCCCATTCCGCCTTTCATTTCCACAGGAATAGAACGATTATCAGGTAAAGGTACAACTGCTTCTGTTCCATGTAAAACTGCAGGATATCCTGATTGTCTTCCTCTTGCAACTCCTCCTCTAGAGTAGTCCTCCATTCTTGCAATACCACCATAACGATACTGAGGTGGCTCTAGTATTCCACCTTTTTTAGCTCCAGGAGCTGGAAGACCTATAAAATCTCCAAAACCAGTTCCACCAAAAGCAGAAGTGAGCATTCTCATAACTAACATCCTTGTTATCATTTGTGCAATATCAGCAAGAATTGCTTTTGCCATATCTTTAAAAGCATCTTTAAATGATTTTGTTCCTTGAACAAGAGCATTAAAAGCTCCACTCAGATTACTAGTTAAAGACTCACCAATAGTTATTCCAATTTTCTTTATATCGTTGGCCTTTGACTCTGCGATATCGACATTTCTTTCAAGAAGCTCGCCTAAACGTTCCATGTCCTTTATTTCCTCTTTTAAAGCTGCTACGGCTTGAGGATCCCCCGCTTTTGTTCCAATCGCAGCTTCTAATTCTAGTAAGTGTAATCTTTTTGCTTTTAAAGCATTTGACTGTTCATCTCGTTTTAGTTCTGCATCTTTAATAGCGAGTCTTTCATTTGCTTGTGCTGCAAAAGCACTATTTAAAAGAGCCGTGTCTGCTTGTTGTAGTTTTAATTCGTGTCTTGACTGCTTTAATCTAGTTTCTTCAGCTACTATTGAAGTTAAAAGTGCTTTGTATTTCTCAAAACCTCCTGCAAATTCAAATGCTTGATTTAGTTTTTCTTGTGCGTCTGTTACTTCGTTACTTTCTTTGGCTATGGAAACAAGTGCATCTCTAGTATTTTCTAAAGGTTTTAGTATTGCAAGAGAGGCACTAAGATTACCACCCCCTAATGCTTCTTGGGCTTTTTCTATCTGAGCAGAAAATTGATTAGTCATACTGGTAAAGGAAAAGGCTTGAGTTTCTAATTGACTAACTTTTTCTAAAGCTTGTTCTATCGGTAAATTTAAAGCTGCTCTAAGTGTAGGCGATAACTCTTTTGCTTCCGCACCTAAATTATCAATAATTTTTCTTATGCCTGCTTGAGCTTTATCAGAATCAACTACTCCTTCGTCATCCATAGCATTTGATAGCGCTTTTTGTAGAAGTCCTGAGATACCTGCTGTACCTATAGCTGTCATACGCTTCATGCTATTTTCAGCACTTGCTCCTTGTCCTCTAAGCCCTTCATTTACAGCAGCCAAATCTTCTGCAACAGTTTTAGAAACCTCTCCAATCTTCTCTAAAGTTTTTTCATACTTTTCTCTTGCTCTATTGACTTCCTCGTATGCTTTTGCTTCCTCGAGTACTCCTCCAACAAAGCCAGCGAGACCTCCTTCAGCCTCTTCTAAATAGGTTAGAAATTTTTCTGAAGAAGTTTCATCAAGAAGCTCAATCTTAAAAGCATCTTTCTTGTCTATTCCAAATATACCTCTAAAGCTGTTACCTACTAGGTTAAAGCCTTTTAGTATACCATTTACAAGTCCTTGAAAAGTTCTGCCTATACTAACAACAGCCTCTATCATATTTTTCATAAAAGTATAAGGGAATTGAGTAATAGACTCTATCATATCTAAAATTGATACAAAAATACCCGCAATTACTGTGAACTTCATTGCTGTACGTATTGCTTTACCTGCTCCTATAGCTCCTTTACCTATAGCTGCAAAAGCTCCTATTCCAGCTTTTTTTGCTCGATGCATTTTATCGATTACAAACTTTTGTATAGTTAGCCCAAAACTTTTCATTTTTAAACCACTTTGTTTTGCTCTTGTTGCAAAAGATCTATGAGTTTTACCGTGCTCCTTTTGCATAATTTCTAACTGTTTTATAAAATACAGTCTTCTTTCTTTATCTAACCTTTTATACTCTCCTGTATTGTCTTTTGCTGCTTTTAACATTCCTGCTAATTGTCTTTTATTTGGGTCTTCGCCTTTTTGAAGTTTTTCTAATCCAGAGCCTTTTCGGGCTTTCATGTCTTTTGCTACATCTTGTGCTCCGCCTTTTGCGGAGGAGAAAGCAGTTTCGGCTTGATTGGAAGCCTCGGCTAGTGCGTCTTGGGCTGCTGTTACAGAAGCGGCATACTCATCCATGTCTTCTTGAGCTTTTGTCATGCCTGATTCAGAATTTTCAACAAATTCATTTATTTTATCCCCTAAGCCTGCTACAGCCGGAATAGTGCCAACAATTTTTGCTCCAATTACAGCGAATATACCAATCGCTAATCCTATATTATTAGAGATCATATTTGCAAACGCACTAAAGGCCGGAACTAATTTTTCCATAACCATATTTACTACGTCTTCAAATGTTTTTTGTAATTTTACAAATGCATTGTCTGATCCTTCAAAATCTCCAAACTGTTTATTTAACTGTCGTTGTGTTTCAACTAAAACAGCTTGGCTTCTTTCAAAAGTTGTTAATTCGTCTGCGTTTTTATTTAAGGCTTTTGCATATCGTTTAGTTGCTTCTTCAAGTCTTAAAGTAATACCAAGTTCGTCCAAAAGTTCAGGTTCTGCTTTTGAGATACCACGAACTAATCTATCAAAAGAGTCTGTAAAGTCTCGTCCAAGTGCTTTAGATACTTTTCCCGCTCCCACAGCCAGTTCTTCCAATTGTTGTGGACTAAATCCTTTTGCGGAGCCAATTGCTGCAGCTTGTGCAGCTTCCTGGAATCCTAGCATACCTCCACTAGCTTCTCTTAGTCTATCAGTAACTGACTGCAGTGCTGTACCAGAAGAACGTGCAAATTCAACTTGACTTTTTCTAAGTTGTTCAAGATCAGCGGCTCGTTTTAAGAAATTAAAGGCTGCAGAAACAGCAAATACGTTAGCTGCAAGAGTTGCATAAGCACCTACAAATCCGCCCATACCTTGTGACATTTTTGAAAAGTTTTTACCGGCGCCAGACGAAGCTTTTCCTGCTCCTTTTAAATTACGATCTAAAGTACCTGCAGACTTACTGGCTTGATCCATGCCTTCTGCAGCTTGTTTTGACTTTTTACCAACTTGTTTTAAGTTGCCTTTATCATCAATTCTTACTTTAATTGTAACTGTATTTTTAGCCATTAGCCTTTAACATTATGGGTATAAGTTTTACCCCCTGCAGAATGTTTTTTCTCTCGTGCCTCTCTTTTGCGTTCTGCATCTTCAAATCGTTTTTTCATTAAATAAGCATCGTATAATTGCATAAAGTATAAAATTTCTTTTGGGTTAGGTATATCATATAGTTTAAAAAGTTGACCTGCTTGTAGCCAATTTTTTCCTAAATAACTACCACTCATTCCATCCCAATTATCTGAAATTTGATCAGATATAAAAAATGCCACTTGGACCTCTTCTGGAAATTCAGATCGGTCGAGCGGCATTCTTCTGGGATCTGGCTCTTCGCCTAATTGTTCGCAAATAAGTAAATATTTTTCTACATCAATCGATGCATTTTTATCATTTACGTAACGTTCAAGTAACTTAGCTACCTCAGCTACTTGTTCCTGGTAAAATTTTCTAGGTCACCTACCGTTTCTGTTACCCATGTGTCAAAATCAGTTGCATTTTTCATAAGTAATTCTGCATTTTCTGCAGTATACGGTAAGCAATCCTCAGGGTCATAAGACGAAATATCCACCAAAAGAAGCTCTTCTAAGTATGTATATTTTAGTCCTTCCCAACCTTTTATTACTGCATTACAGTATTCAACAATGAATTTTTCATCATCAATAGTTTCTTCTGGCTGTCGTGTCTTTTTATTCCACTTTGTACTTAAACAACGCTTTCGTAGTCTAACTAATTCTTCCCTTGCTAAGTGACACAAACTTACATACATGCCTTCACAGCCTGGATAGTCTATTTTTACGGTCTTGCTTGGAGTCATAAGACTCGCTAAAGATACTGGTTCTTTTACTGGTGCTTTTGGTTCAGCCATTTGGAAAATTCCTCATTTAAAAACTAAATTATACTGTAAACCACAAAAAATGTCAAGAACTTTTTTTGTGGGGTTAAGGGGAAAAAGGGGCCGAAGCCCCTCTTGTTATTAGTAGGTATCTACTGGGAAGTAGGTAACTGCTGTTATTTCATCGGCTGTTCCGAAGTCTGTCGGTAAAGCCTCAAAGCTTGTTTCTAGTGAAATTACATCTTCGATTTGGTGAGTTGGTACTGTAATATGAGCAGTTGGAAATTCAATCTTCAAAGCAGGATCAGTAGTATTAGTTGTAGCGGTTGCACCACCAATACTCATAGTCACCTTAAACTTGTTTACAACTTTACCCATAGCACCTGTACCGACCAGGTCATTAAAGAACTGTCTAGAAGTACCACTTGTTAAGTCAGAATCTTCTAGGGTTAAATAACAGGTTGCTGTACCTGTAGCGGCTCGTGTACCCGTTACGTGTTCCAGTGGCTTGTTAATTGCACCTAATTCTTCTGGTACCAAGTAAGTAATATTATTACCAATCGTAAAGTTACCTCCGGTTAGTACGAGATCATACTTACCGTTTGCAACTGTGCCTGTGTTCGCATTATAAGAACCTGAACCAATTGCTACCAATCCTGTTGCATTACCTAAGTTTTCTGCTTGGGCTTTTGTACCAAATAATGCGAATTCAGTAGTAGGATTTGTAGTACCTGCATAGGTTCCAGTCTCATCTCCTACACGAACAAAATGATGAGTACCATTTAAATCAGTATTACCAGTACATCCTGTTATAAATACTTGATCACCTGTAGTAAGATTATGCGCTGTACTTGTAGTAAGTACTTCATTAGTTACATCAATTGCACTGATAGTAGCAATAGCACCTGGGAAGATAGTTGTAACTTTATCTGTTGAGGTAGCTGCTTCAATACTTACTGAAGTTAGTCGGTTTCGAATAAAGTTCTTTGTACTTGTACTAGCTTCATCAATTGCTTGTACTATACCTACGGTACTTGCTTCAGAAGTTACTAAGTGGAAAGCTCGTCCTAATGCATTATCAGTATCGATAAAGATATCACCAAATGTGATAGTTGAACCGTCTTTTGTAGTTGCACTGTTTGAAGGAGCACTTGTTCCTTCAATAGCACTTCCAGATACATCTTGTACTTCTTTCGCAAAACCACTCCAGTTTAAGGTTGCAATACCATCAACATCAAAGTCAATAGCCACCTCATTAACAACTGCTTCTGGTAGTCGATATATTAAAGGATTGCTTGTTGCGGTATCAATCATAAAATAAACCGTAAAACTGGTTAATGCCGATCTGTTTGATTCTGCAATTGAAAGCACCGATTCGGTAGCTGCAGGTGTTAGAACCGCTCCACCACTTACTGCAGGGTTTGTAGCTCGAGTAAAAGTACTAGTTGATGCTGTATATGTATCTGCACCAAACATTGAAGCCCATAAAACTTCTTCTACCGCATGAACATCAGTGCCTGTAGTTATTTCTGCTGCTTTTACACCTGTAGCTGTACTATTTGCTCCAAGAGACTTAAAAGGACGAATATATGTTGAGAAAGACCACTCTGCCGGAGCAAGAGAGTCTGTAAACATACGACGACCTCGTCTACTAATACCTGCCGTACTTTCCATTTCTGCCAGAGTTATTTCAGAGGTGTTCGTAGTCTGTGAGAAACTATATCCATCTAAGATTGGTACCTCCCAAAGAGCACCCGCCCCTAATTTATTTGCGGTCTCTGTATTATCAGCCGGATTACGAAACTGTATAAACATTCGCGTATCACGGCTAAAATATAATTGTTGAGCCATAGATTATCTCCTATGAACTTGAAAAGACTGAGTCGTGAACATTTGTTCGTGTCAGTATTTTCTTAGTAACGAACCTCTATAAGGATTTCTCCAACCCCTAGAGGATCTAACACACCTTCATCAGTATCTATACTAACTATAGTGATTTGTTGAGTAAACTGTTCTAGTCCGTTTCTATCGTTGTATTTTAAACGACTATTTTCTTCTAAAACGGTTTCTACATCTTCTAATAATTCGTCTAGTGCACTAACTGCATCTTCTTCATTAACATAACATCTTACCGTTACATTTAGAAATCTAGTTTTATAACCGCCAGTTTGATATTCCCTGCTTTCTGCTCCTGCATTTAAATGAACTGCGGGAAACTCTTCTACTTCATCCCAGAATTTTAATCTAGAGCTAGTCTCTGCTACAGCTTGTTTATATAAACCTCTTCCATCGATTTTTGCAATTTTATCTGCTAGAGCTGCTGTTATTCCTGCTCTACGAGAAGTATATTGTCTTTCTGTTGATGTCACTATAGTCTCCTAGTGAAGAATCTCCCCAGAGCCATATCTGCTGCTATTTCTCGTATTGATCGATCAATTAAATTTCTTGGGTCTCTTTCTGGGGTTGCCCAAGGTTCTAATCCTTTTCCTGTTTCAAATACTTGATAAGGTTCTTTTCCATACGTATAACCAAAACTAGGAAAACCTTTTCTAGTCGGCCTTACGTCTTTTATCTCTACACTTCTTGCTAACGCCCCAGTTCGGCTTTCTAATCCAGGAGACCTCATATTTTTCTTAACAACATCAGGTAATTTTTTATTTATCAGTGCCATAAGAGCAAACATATTTTGCCTATTTTCCATGGCAAAGGCTGGTGTTGCTCCCACTAACTTATCTAGTGTTCTAGCGCCTTTAGTAACTTTTACTTTTCTTGCCTTTCCTGACGCAGTAGTATTAGATTTTTTAACCTTTTTTTCAGAAAAATTTACTGTAAGTCCTGCACTTCGTCTTGCTTTTGCTGCAAAAGGGTTTAAAAAAGTTTTTTCTATTTTTTCAAACTTTGAATCAGAACCCCCTTGATTTACCCACATATCCGCGCCTTCACCTTTAAGAATTGTATCTAAATCTTTTGCTAATTGTAGGGAAAGAGCTTTTTCTGCTCCTCCACCTCTTTTTCTATTTAAAAACTTACTTTCTAATTCTGCTTCAACTGTATCTACTGGTTCACCGTCTTTTTTAGTAAGTTTTAAATTTACTTTATCAGAAATTTCCTTTAAAAATCTTTCGCCACCTGATATATTTGTACCCCATTCAAATAAAACTTGTTGAGCTTTTTGTGTTCGTTGAGTAGATACAGCAGACCCTTCCTGGTGTCCAATATCTAGAAAATTTTTGCCAATGGTACGAATTTGATTTCCTTCTTTTCTTCCCGCATTTAATTTTTTTATTGCAGCACGTAGTTTTCTAAGTAAAACTTTTTGATTGTCTTGTTTTACTTTTCTAAACGCATTAAAAATATTTGCAGACCTTCCTTTTTTAGCTGCAAGATTAAAAGTAAATCTAGTACTGTTTCCGATTAACTCTGACACAAAAGAAAATTTTTGGTCAGTATTATAACTTTTAATATCTTTATACATACCCATTACCATTTTTGGTACTTCAGTATCAATTATATCAGCAATAGTTTTAGGTAAGTTATTTTTTTCATACCCTGCCCTACTTTCCATCTCTCTTTTTACTTGTGTCAATATTTTCTGCTGACTAACAGTAATAGTATGCGCTTTTCTATCAGAAACTAAACGCCTGTACGCAGTAGAAGTTTGTTCAATTTCTTTTTGAATACGTTTAGCCAATTTATTTAAGTCTGCTTTTGCCACTAAAAATTCTTATATAGGTCTAATACCCTCTTAATGTGGTCGGGAAATCCTACATTGTTTGATTGGCTAGTGCTGCCTTGATTTTGTAAACTAGCGCCTGCTATTGATTGCCGCTGCTTATGCTCGTCTTTTAGATAATAAGTAATTAAGTCAAGAACTGCGAGCTTAAGATCACCGGGAATCGCACTATAGCCGGCTGTATAAACTATTTTGACTGCGCCTACTCCTTGAGGCCAGTCTGTAAATCCTCCAGAACTTAAAGTTCTAAATACGCTATCTGTTTCAGTGTTTAAATAAAATTCATGATCTGTTGTTGTAAGAGTAGTGTAAGAGCCATTATATGCTGTTCTTTCTTGTACACTTACTATTGCATTTGCTGGACTTTCTGTTAATTGGACAACGTGAGTGCCCCAATTAATATCAAAAGTCTCTGTTTTATTCGAAGAATAAAAATCTACAAAGCTATTTCCACAATAAGTTTTTACTAATTGGCTCACAGAAGGAATTAATACATTGAGCCGGGCATCATCCTTCGGTTGAGTGATACCTTCTGCAGTTTTATAATCTTGTAATGTAATTAAATCTGCCATAAGTCAATTATTAAAAACTTGGGGGAGGGATTGCCTCCCCCGAGTTACTAGAATTATAAGTATAATTCTAATTAAGGGTACGATTTAGGCGTACTCTATTCTAACAGCACCGTTATCACCAGGATGCGCGCCAGCAGCAGCTTCAAGCTCATTAAATCCTAAGGATTGAGCAGCTACTATTGCGGTACGCTGACCAGCAACTTCGTAATCGGTTTCAATGCTTACGCCCTTCAACCGAGGTATAACATAGTTATTAACCGCAACTGCAACAGCAGCTGAAGTTGTTACAGCACCGCCAGCACCAGTTTGGCTAGCCAGAGCGTCGGAAGCTACTACAGGTGAACCGTAGATAGAACCAACCGCACCGATCAGCTTCATTGCTGTATCGCTACCAACTTCTGACACGTCAGAGAAGGCTGCATCACCAATAAGGTTGTAATACTGATCCACAGGAACAATATAAGCAACATCACTAGGACTAACACCAAACTTGCCCATTTCAGATCGAATTGAGAGCAAGTTAGCACCAGTAACAGCGTCTGAACTGCCAGAGGCATCAAGATCAGCTACAAGAGTTGAGTCGAATGCATAAGGTGTGTTTGCACCGTCAGTACCAGTTCCGCCTACGAGACCTTTGAAGGAAGAATTACCGAGCAAGATTGCTTGGTCAATTGCCTTCGCGTGTGCACGTGCAAGAGCAGCGGTAATCATGGGAAGAAGTGTAACTACTACTTGCTCATCAGTATCGTTGCTGATAAAAGTACCAGAAACTAGTCTAAAAGCTTGTAGCAATATGCGATTTACATTATAGTTGTTATCGCTTGCACCTTTCTCTTCCAATAGGTTAGCAGCGGTTTCTAAACCAGTATTATTGAAGTTTGCGACTTCAGTATCAGGAGCGATTGGTAGTACAGTCGCACCAGACAATACTTGAATTTCACGGAAAAGAGGAGCTACTTTTTGCTCCAATCTAACAGCTTCTTCAAAGGCTGATGATACGCTTACGTCGATACCAGCTGCGCTAGTAGCATCATAAGTTATGCCTGCTTTTTGAAGTACGTCTTTACCGTAATCGGTGTCAAAACCTTTTCTTGTAACTTTTCCAAGAATATGAGCATAAACCATTTCTTTCTTAACATCGTCAGAAAGTACATTAGATTTACGATCAGCAAAAACACGCTTTGATTCACGCATTTTATCAAGTTCTTCTTGCTTTTCTTTCAAAACAGACTCGTGCTGCTTCATGATTTCATCAATCTGAGCATCTTTTTCAGACATCTTAGCTTCAATATCTTGCATGAGTCTATCTGCTCCTGATTCTACACCAGTTTTAATAGCAGATTGAACTTCTTCTTCTTGCTGAGCCTTAGCTTCTGCATCAGCAGTAGCTTTCTCCTCAGCTTGTTTTTGTACAGCCTCATCGGCTGCTTTTTGCTCGGCTTGCTTCATTGCAATTTTAGCAGCAGTTTCCTCAGCTACTTTTTTAGCAAAAGCTTCCAAGTCAACGGGTTGAGTTGTCTCTTCAGACATCGTTATCTCCTTTTGGACTTGCGCCCCGTCACTATTAGTGAAAGTTTTTTTGAAGTTTTCGTACTCCTCTATGGAATCAAAAGACTTCGCCAATGAAAAAGTAGCTGACTGATTGCAAGGTACAGATACTACTGATACCTCAAATAATTCAGCGTCCTTTATCTTTAATCCGTCGGTTTCCTCGATATAATCAGCGTCCTTGACTCGGAAACCAACAGAAAAGGCTCCAAGAACACCGTCTTTAACTAACTCTACAACATCTTTGGCTGCTTTGCTTATTTTAGCAGTCAGCTCTAATCCATTCTCAGTAGTTTTTAAACCTGTAGCTCTACCGATTGGACGATTGTAATCATGGTTGAAAAGAATTATGGGGTTCTTTTCAAAATTGTTCAACCCACCTTTAGTCCATGCATCAGTTGAAATTGAATCGCCCGCGCGATCAAAGTCATTTGTACTTGCCATACCACGAATCATAACACTACCATCATCTTCGGTATGAGACTTAAAAGTTGAGGTGAGATTAAATACTTTTTCCATTTGCCCCCTCTATTTCCGCTTCTGCGGTCTGTGCCTTCTTTAACTCGTCTAGCGGATTCGCTAGTTTAGGCTTTTCTTCAGTTAGTCCCCGCATTAGCTCAGGACAAAATGATTTTGTAAATTTTACCATAATTGACCAAGAGCCAAATATTTTTCGAATAGTTGACATCTTAATTAGTTCTGGTCTATTTAAATCTTCGCTAAATTGTTTTGGTTCAACAATCCATCCTGCTTCTGCAAAGTACATTGCCATTGTACTTGCTAAGTTCTTTTTTTGTTTTGACGATCCCGCCATTATTCTTCTTCCTCTTCTACAGGCCTTCCGCCTTCATCTGGGTTTGCTGCACTTCCTGCTATGTTTGCTGGAACTCTCACATCATCTTGTCCATTTAACGGCTCAAAACCAAGCTGTATTCGTGCTTCATTTGCTGATATTATACCTCCATTTACTAGGGAAGTATAATATGCAGATTGATCTCTCAGTTCTGGTTGTAATGCAGGTATATCTGTTACATCTTCTTTAATACTAAATCCAAAAAATCTTTCAAATGCAAAATTCATTTTTCGAACAATAGGTAGTATCGTCTCCAAATAGTATAATCGCATATTTGGGCGAATGTTGGCGTTGTTACCAGAGTCTAATAAAATTGGAGGGACTCCAATCGCCTTTAAAATTATCTTTTCATTTTCTGCTATCGAACTTTGAAAATCTAAATCTTTAAAATTTACATTTGATATAGAATCTATTTCTATTCCACCATCTAAAATTAAAGGACGTTTTCCACCTGCTTCTGGCTTATATCGTACACCCCAAGATTGTATCATTCTTTCTTTAATTTTTTCAGATAAAGTATTAGGACTCTTTAAAACAAGCCCAGGTACCGCTCCATTCTTAAAAAAGTTGTCTTGAAACTTTCTCATAGATGCCATTAGTTGCATTGTTCGAAGGGCAGGACTTAATCTTGGTACTCCTCTATAAATTGAAAAGAAAGAGTTTTCTTTAATATGTATAATTTCGTTTGGGGAATAGTCAATATCTTGTGCGAATGTAAATTTTTCAATATAACTGCTTTCGCTCGAATGTATTGCCATTTTACTAGAAGGAAGATGATATAAATGTACTCCATCAAAATATATAAAAATGTTTCCATCTAAAACATAGTCTGTAATTAAATTTCTTTTAAAAGTATTAATATCTTGAAAAAGATTGGGTTCATAGTTTAGTAATGTGTCAACTTTTGCCCTTTTTATTCCTTTTATAATTCCAGCGTGTTTTGCTGATCCTTGAATTGTTGCAGGGATTTCAGCGGCATCGTCAACAACCATATTTACAGCACGATTAACAATTTCTAATTCTTCATACTGACGCTCATAGCTGACAGTAGGTTCTCTAGTAGTTTGTATATCCCCACCAAGCAAAGATTGAGCAGGATTTAACTTATCCTCATCATCTCTACCAAGAAATCTATCATACCATGCCATGTTTATCTCTTTGAATCTGTACCCAGCGCATTTGTTTTTTTGCTGTTGTCAATGCTGGGTTGCGGCCATATACTTTATGTAGTTGTCTGTGGTGTCCGTGGCACAAAGTTACAGTATGTTCATATAACTCTGCCCAATGTTCTTCTATAAAATCATCACGA